ATTTCATATTTGCAAGAAAATAATATGCTTTGATCGTGTCTATAAATAATTCTGAAAATTATAGCATTAATCGTGGTTTTGAATTAATGCTTAGAAAAAAAGGAGAAGAGAAAGTAGAAACAAAATTGATATCAAAAACATTCAATTTTGAAAAAGTATTTTCTCTACTTAAAAGAGAGATGCATCTCAAGATTGAATTTGATATAATGAAAAAAAAGTAGTCTCTCGGAGAAAAACATGGCAGCAATAGATTTAGTATTTGGTTCTTTTTTAATTGTTTTGTTTTTTATTGTGGGACTTTTTATTGGATGGAATGCCAGAGAATATATGATGAATTATCAAGAAGGACCAAAACAAATTGCTTATCATCCAGAGTTTTACAATAAAAATGGTGAGTTAATAGATCAAGAAATTGTTTCAGTGAGATTTGAACCAGATTATTTTGATGATGAATCTGATGACGATGATGAATGATAAATAAATTTTAATTAATCTAATTCTGTATTAATTTTATGACAATGACTACAAAAGAAAAAACATCAACTAGAAAACCTACTTCAAGAGCAAAAAAAGTTTTAAATGAAAACATTGAATTGCCAGCAAATCCATTTGCATTTGAAGTATTAAATCTTGTTAGTTCGCAAAGGACAAATGCAAAAAAAGTTGAAATTCTTCAAAAATATGAACACGACTCGTTAAAGGCAATTTTTATTTGGAATTTTGATGAGTCAGTAATTTCACTTTTACCGGAAGGAGATGTTCCTTTTTTTGGTGATAACACAATTAAAACAACAACAATGTCTGAAAGAATTGAAGATGCAATCAATCAAATGAGTGGTTCTTCAATCGGAGCAATTGATCAAAAGTATTCTACTCTCAGGAAAGAATATACAGTCCTCTATAATTTTGTAAAAGGTGGAAATGATTCTTTAAATGGAATTAGGAGAGAAAATATTTTTGTCAATTTACTAGAGGGTTTGCATCCCCTTGAAGCAGAAATTATTTGTCTCTGTAAGGATAAGAAACTACAAACAAAATATAAACTAACTCAAGAAATAGTTTCTGAAGCTTATCCTGATATCACTTGGGGAAACAGAAGTTGATTATGCTATTAATACATAAAAATTGTGATCCTTCCGTAACAAACAATAAATCTTTGCCGAGAAATTCTTATTTGGTTACATATTTAGAAGATAAAGAGACAAGGTTTGATATTGTTCAAGCAAATTCTTTTGTGGAGGTATTTGATAATTATTATGACCAATATGGAAAAGGAAGTATTTTAAATATTAAATGGTCAGAAGGAACGATAAATCCAAAGTCTTATAATTATCAAATTAAAGACAAAAAACAAAAAAGATAATTTTAAATGGAGGGGTTGATTCCCTCCCTTTTTTGTGTTAAAATTGCTGTAGAGAACGATATTTTATGGACAAAGACAAACTAAAACTGATTGCTCGTAATCTTGAACTCTTGGTTGATTCTCTCAAAGCAGAAATTTATTCAGATGCATCTGCTTATAAACCCAAAGAATCAATGAGAAAAACTCCAATTTTTGATTACGATGAAATTTTTGATGATTCTGATTTAGATGTATAATAAAGCAAAAGAACTGATAAAGTTGCTTGAAAGACTTATTAAGCAAGATCATCTTTATGATGAAGAAAAAATTATAGAAATGAAACAACAACTGCGAGCAGTAAAAGAAGAACTCGCAAAATTAGAAGCAAAAACGTCAAAAGGATTTGGAAAGAAATGAAACCTATTAAAGCAAAAGATCTTCTTGAACTTGATAAAAATCTTGAAGTTGTGATGCTTCAATGCTATGCACTTCCAGAACAAGTCGTTTATCAGGCAGGTAAATGTGACTACTCAGAAATTCCAATTCATGATCAAACAATTCCCAAATCAAGTGAATGTGGTGAATGGGTTGTAGAACGTTTGTTGAGCAATGAGAAAGGGCACTGGGGTCCTCTAGAACACCCTTCAATTACTTTTTCGGTGTCTGGGTATGTTCATAACGTTGCAATGCAAGCACGAACTCATAGAGTAGGTGTAAGTTTTGATGTTCAATCTCAACGTTATACTGGTAAGAGAGTGATTAAGGTTGCAAGTGGAGAACTCAAACCAGAAAATGTGTTCTATGTGCGTCCTCCTGGTTTTTATACCAATCGTCATGGTAAAAAATATGATTGGACACTTGCCGATTATAATGATGAACTAGATTTCATTTATGAAGGATGTAAGCGTTATGCTGCAAAATATGAGAAAGGAATGTGTGAAGAGCACATTAGGGACTATCTTGCACAAGCAATTCGTCAGAACTTTGTGGTTTCTTTCAACCTACGTTCTGTTCTTCATTTTATGGATCTGCGAGCAAAAATGGACGCACAATTAGAAATTCAAGCATTATGTGAACAAATTGCCCCTCTTCTTCAAAAATGGTCACCAAATGTTTGGAAGTATTATGAAGAAAAGAGGTTGCATCGTGCCCGTTTGAGTCCATAAATATTTTTGTATTGAATTCGTAACCTATGTGTCCTGTATATCCCGTTATTCACAAAACCACTGGTGAACAGAAAGAAATGGAAATGAGCATCCACGACTGGGACCAGTGGAAAAAAGACAACTCTGAATGGATCCGTGATTGGTCCGATCCTTCTACTTGCCCTTCTCCAGGTGAGGTTGGAGATTTATTGAGCAAACACGTCAGTAGAAACCCTTCTTGGAACGAAGTGCTTTCTAAAGTTTCAAAAGTTCCTGGATCAAACGTAAAACCAATTTGACTATGGCAAGAAAAAGAAGAAGTAATGACAATCAACCAATTGGTATTGGTATGACTGCAAAACAAATGAAGAGGAGAAAACCAATCAGTTCTGATTATCTGATTGACATTGAACCCTTAACAGAAAATCAAAAGAAACTTTTTGAATCTTATAAAAATCAAAAGCATATTGTTGCTTATGGTTGTGCTGGTACAGGTAAAACTTTTATTACTCTTTATAATGCTCTTCAGGATGTACTTGATGAAGTAAGTCCTTATGAGAGAGTTTATATTGTTCGTTCATTAGTTGCTACTCGTGAGATTGGATTTTTGCCTGGAAGTCACGATGATAAAGCAGATATTTACCAGATTCCTTACAAGAATATGGTTAAGTATATGTTCCAGATGCCATCTGATGCTGACTTTGAGATGCTTTATAGTAATCTAAAAACGCAAGAAACGATTAAATTTTGGAGCACTTCGTTTCTTCGTGGAACAACTCTTGACAATTCAATCATCATTGTTGATGAGTTTCAAAACTTAAATTTTCATGAACTTGATTCTATTATTACTCGTGTTGGAGAAAATACAAAAATCATGTTCTGTGGTGATGCAACACAATCGGATTTGATTAAAACAAATGAAAGAAATGGAATCAGTGATTTTATGAATGTTTTAAGAAAAATGGATTCTGTTGATATTGTTGAATTTGGAGTAGACGATATTGTTCGGTCTGGACTTGTTAAAGAATATATTATTGCAAAAATAGAAGCAGGTTATTGATGGTAAATCCTCTTATTGAAAAATACAATGAATTGTATGGAAAAAAACAAATAAAGGAAACTAAAAATTTATTTGATCATATCAATATTAATCTTCCTAAACTTGAAAGAGAAACTATAGATGGTGTTCGTTATTATAAAGTTCCTGAAGAAGAAGAATTTATAAAATTAGTTTCTATTACTTCTGTGACGAGTCATAAAAATCGGCAATTTTTTGCAGATTGGAGACAAAAAGTTGGAGAAGAAAATGCAAATAAAATCACAAAGCAAGCAACCAGTCGTGGTACTGACATGCACACACTATGTGAAACATATTTGAAAAATGAACAATTACCTAATGATATTTTACCAATTTCTCAAGTTTTATTTGGAATTGCAAAACCTTATTTGAATAATATAAATAATATTCACGCACTTGAAAATTCCCTTTATAGTAAAGTTTTGGGAATTGCAGGAACAGTAGATTGTATTGCGGAATATAATGGCGAACTAGCAATTATAGATTTCAAAACATCCAAAAAACCAAAACCACGGGATTGGATTGAACACTATTTTGTTCAGTGTGCTGCTTATGCTTGTATGTTATATGAACTTACTGGTATAATGGTAAAGAAATTTGTAATTATTATGGCTTGCGAAAATGGAGAATGTATCGTTTATGAAGAGTACGACAAAGCAAAGTACATCAAACTACTCACCAAATATATTAGAGAATTTGTTAGAGATAAACTTCACGAATATGAATGATAAAGTCAAGGAAGAATTAAATAGCAAATTTTTATGCCCTCAGAAATTTGCTCAAGATATAGAAAGCATTGTGAAAAATTCAAAGATTAACTATATTGATGCAATAGTTACTTATTGTGAAGAAAATAGTATTGAAATTGAAACAATATCAAAATTAATTTCAAAACCATTAAAGGAAAAAATTAAAAATGATGCTACTCAATTGAACTTTTTGAAAAAAACTACTCGTGCTAAATTGCCATTGTGACTCCTTTTGATGTTTATAAAACTTACTTAGCATTTAAAAATCATTTCACAAAAGAAAATTACGATTATTTCAAGTATTGCGGAAAGTCCAGAGCATCTTTGGACTCTTTTCATAAGAGAAAGGATAGGTATTTTTTTGAAAGAACCTCTCGTCAAAAAAATGACGAAGAAATTAAGGCATATTTTGTCGCAAATTTTGTTGAGTGTGATGATCCACAATCACTTTGGATTGGTGAAATTATCAAATGTGGAGAAGATGTTTTTTCTGATTGGTTAAAAAAATCCCAGTCATTGACTTATTTGTTTAAAGAAGAAATAGAGAGCATTTTTACAAAAGAAAATTTTGAAAAAATGTTTGATATAAGTGCAAATTGCCATCCAGAAATATTAAAATTATATTTTTCTAAAGAATTATCTTTAGAAACAATGGTTATACTTGATATGATTCTTGAGTATGTAAAGAGATTTGATAAAAAACTCACTGATCCAGTGTGGGAATCCGTAAGTTTAAGAATTAAAAAATACAAACCTTTTCTAAATATAGATGTAGATAGGTATAAAAAAATTCTGAAGGAGAACGTATTATGAGTAAATTTTTTGATTCAGATGTAGTCAAAGAATCTTTGAAAGAACTAGATGATCTTCAGAAAGAAATTTTTCATGAGATGTTTGAGCTTCCTTTCTTTGGTAAAGAAAAGAAGAAAGAGCATCTTGGTAAGATGAAATTGTTTCTAGAGAAACAGAAAAATTTTATTTTTAGAATTTCTTTATCAGATGATCCAGACGCAATAGAAATGAAAAATACAATTCTTGAATCAGCACAAATGTTTGGTATTGGTCCAGTCAATAATGTGTCTATATTGTTTGAAAAAATGGAAAAATCTATTGACGATCTTGAAAAGTCTCTTGACGATTGATTCGTTGCCTGCTACAATTAATACGTACAATACGTCTCAATACTACTAATACGGAGAATACAAATGTCCTTTGCTGATCTTAAAAAGCAATCCAAGATGGGTTCTTTGACCGAGAAACTCATCAAACAAGTAGAAAAATTGAATGAAAGTGGTTCCAAAGATGATGATCGTTTTTGGAAACCCGTGATGGATAAAGGTGGTACTGGTTCCGCAATTATTGTGTTTCTTCCTGCTGCTGAAGGTAATGATCTTCCTTGGGTGCAAGTGTGGTCTCACGCATTTCAAGGCACTGGTGGTTGGTTGATTGATAATTGTCTCACTACTCTTGGGCAACAATGTCCTGTCTGTGAGGCTAATCGTGAATTGTGGAATACTGGAAGTAAGGATAATCAAAATATTGTTCGTGATCGTAAACGTAAACTTTCATATTTTGCAAACATTTATGTTGTAAAAGATCCTGCCAATCCTGCAAATGAAGGTAGAGTATTCCTTTATAAGTTTGGCAAAAAAGTTTTTGATAAGATTACTGCAGCAATGCAACCTGAGTTTGATGATGAAGAACCAATCAATCCTTTTGATTTCTGGAAAGGTGCAAACTTTAAGCTCAAACTTGTCAAAAAAGATGGTTATTGGAACTATGATAAATCAGAGTTTGCTTCACCTTCAATTCTTCTTGATGATGACGATGAACTTGAGAAAATCTATAAGTCTCTTCATAATCTGAATGATTTTACTGATGCATCTCAATTCAAGTCATATGATGATTTGAAAAAACGTCTTGAGTACACTTTGGGTCTTCGTGGTGTTCCTAAGATTCAAGATCCAGAAACTATTGATGAAGAGGAAGAGTGGAACAATGAAAGAAGTGGTAAAACATCCTCTTCTGAACTTCCCAGCAATCTTCGTTCCGAATTGAATAGTTTGAGTTCTAGTAAATCTTCTAGTAGTGAAGATGATGAAGATGAGGACGATGCTCTCTCATACTTCCAAAAGTTGGCAGAGTCCTGATTTCAAAATCGACTTTTAAATCCATTTTACCCTCGAAAAAAATCGGGGGTATTTTTTTGTCTGTAGGGTTCAAACCCCTGTGATTTTTGGATTATAACCACGTTTAGTTGTTCGGTTTATGTATTGAGAAGACTCATCATATTTCATAATATTCTTCATATCACTTACGAACACAGATACAAATTCTGGTTTTAGAATTAAAATAAGTCTTTTCTTTTCATTTTGATCAACTTCATATTCATAGTTTGTAACTGCTTTAAAACTATTTTTTGTTGATACTATATTTCCAGTAGGTGTAGTAATTTTAATATCTTGTTTTTCTGTTGATATTTTTATTTTTACGCCAGGTAATGGAGTTGCCATTTTTATTTTTATTTAGGATTGAGGTAAGAATTTAAATACTGGAACTACTTTTCCATCTTTAAGTTCTCCAACAATTTCATATAATGTTGGATCTAATATAACGTCATTATCAAATATAATGTCACCAACTTGTATAGTCGTAGATACGTTATCTCTTCCAATAACTGCAAAACTTCCACCCCAACTATTAGGCCAGTTTGATAAAGTGTTTGTAATTGAGATTGAAGTATTAGCAGATCTTGCCTTTATTTGTAAAAATGATTTGTTAGTTTCAATCTCTTTTACAATCACATCTGTATTTTTATTTGTGAAATTGTTTCCGAAAACACGAACGAATTGATTTAAATTGATTGTGATTACATTGTTTACATCGGCACTTGGAAACTCAGATAGATTATATTCAGTATCTGTAGAATTTGTTGTAAATGATAGTGTTTTTTGTGGGTCAACTTGTAAACCACCAGGAACAATTAGTCTATTAAAATCATCTCTAACTTCTATTGTCTCATAATGATGAACTTCTCCTATAGTTTCATCGTCACCATATTTGTCTAAAAGATACTTATAGAGACTATTATTGTCTAAAGGCCATTGATCATTTAAATTTGTGATATTATTTGCAATTAAAATGACCCAATCAAGATCGGAATTGTTATAAACTTTTTGTGCTACTTGGTCTGGTCTTTCATTATCTGTAATTTGATAATATTCAAATGCTGTAACTGCATTGGCAATATCTTCTCTAAGTTTTGGTCTTTTGAATAGATTTTTTGTGATTATATAATCATCATTGAAACTTTGATTTGGAAAGTTTGAGATATACTCAAAATTGGGAAGTTCTCTAAAGTATGACATATTAGTATCCTATATCGTCTTCGGTAATTTTTGCATAATCATTAGATAAACCATCAAAGATTTTATCTTGATAATCACTTTCATAAATTGGTTCATTTTCTTGAAATCCTAGTGTCATTGTATATGAAACATGTTGCCCTTCTTCATATG